AGATAGTGAAGTAAAGTTACTATTGGAAGGTGGCGCTTATGGTCATCTTAATCATCCATTTGATGATAAAAATTTAACGTTTTCAGATTTTAAAACACTAATTATTAATACACTACAAGGTAAACTTGATAGTGAAGGAGCAGTTACAGAAAAAACAGATGGTCAAAATATAATGGTAAGTTGGAAGGGTGGAAAGCTTATCGCCGCTAGAAATAAAGGTCACATCAAAAACCACGGTGCTGGTGCATTAGATATCAACGGAATAAAGAATATGTTTGCTGGTAGAGGTGACATTGAGAAAGCCTTTGTATATGCTATGAGAGATTTACAGAAAGCGGTTGGTGGTTTAAGTGATGCTCAAAAAAACAAGATATTTGATGAGGGTAAGAAGTTTATGTCTTTGGAGGTTATATATCCTAAGACAGCAAATGTAATACCTTACGATAAGTCTTTACTTCAGTTTCATGGAACCATAGAGTATGACTCTGCTGGCTCTCCTATAGGTGAGGATAGAGGTAGTGCGAGAGTATTAGCTGGTATGATAAAACAAATAAACCAAGATGTACAGAAAGCGTTTAAGATTGAGAAACCTTTTATATCTAAGTTACCACAAGTAAAAGACTTTAGTAAAAGACAAAGTTATTTCTTGGGTAAGTTAAATAAGTTACAGAATGAATTTAACCTAAAGGGTAATAATACACTATCAGAATATCATCAAGCTTATTGGATGGAGTATATTTATAATGCAGGAAAACAATTTAAGTATAATGTTCCAAATAACATATTAGTTAAATTAACTCGTAGATGGGCATTTTTAGACAAGTCTTACAAAATACCACAAATTAGAAAAGATATAAAGAATGAAAAGTTTTTAAATTGGATATTAAAAACAGACAAAATGGATTTAAAAGGGTTACAAAAAAAACATATTAGAGATTGGGAAGTTCTTTTCTTTGAGTTGGGTGCTGAAATATTAAAAAATCTTAGTGATTTTATAGCAGCTAATCCAGACAAAGCAGCTCAACAAATTCGTAAGGACTTAGTGAAAGCAGTTTCAAAGGTCAAAACTTCGAAAGACCCAAAGGTACTAAACACATTGAAAACTCAATTAGATAGATTGAAGGCTATTGGTGGTTTGAAATCAGTTGTACCAAGCGAAGGTATTACTTTTGTATTTAAAGGAAAGTTATACAAGTATACTGGTGCTTTTGCTCCAGCAAATCAAATCTTAGGTATGTTAAAATTCGTATAGGAGTAGGTTATGGGATATAGTAAAGAGTCAGAAAGACAAAACAAAGCATTAGGAGATTTACTATCTGGTAAAACTCCTGAAAAAAGAGTAATGGTTGGTTACAAAGGTAAAGAGCAAGAAAGTGGTGACCAAATCAGTAGACTTTCAGATATTATGAAAGAGGCTAGAATGCCTATGTTTTGTCCTAAGTGTGATGTTATTATGAAAAAAAGACTTGATAATAAGTTTTGGAGTATGTTTGGTCATTGTTTTGATTGTCAGGTAAAAATAGAGAACAAGATGAGAATTGATGGTACATATAAAGAATGGGAAAAAAATAAAATAAAAGAAAACAAAATATCTTTTGTAAAAGAACAAATACAGGCTATAGAAGAATGGAAAGATATGAAAGCTCCTGAATTTTACAATAATGTTGGTGTTAACGAACCAATGTTAGAAAAAGAAAAATGGGATGTTAATGTTGAAAAAATTCAAAAAGAAGCTAAAGAGGCTTTAGAAAAATACACAGAAGTTTTAGAACAATTGGAGAACTAAAAATGAAGTTATGGAAAATAATACTTGGTATCTTAGGAGCCGTTGGTGCTCTTTTTGCTGCTTCTTCAAAGAGTAAAGAAGTAAGAGAACTTAAAAAGGTTATCAACGAAAATAAGAAAGAAGAAAAGAAAGTTGAAAAGCAAATAAAAAAGTTAGAAGAAACTAAAACGTCTTCTAAAAAAGAAGTTGGTAATCTTAAAAGAAAACTAACTAATTCTAAAAAGAAAACTCAAAAGATGCAAGAGGTTTACGATAACGATGAAGTAGAATCAGCTGAAGATTTTTTGAGAAAGTTCGCTAAAAGCAAATGAAGATAGCTGTAAAAATATTAAAATACTTTTTGATATCATTCTTCGTGTTGTCAGTTGCTAGTAGTCAATCTTACACACAAGCTGAAGTATTGGAGATGATAAAAGAAAGAGACTTACAGTGGGAAGGTAAAGTAGACAATGCAAATAATCTAATTGCGTCTCAGAAAGAAGTCATTGATGACTCTGATAAGTTGATAAAAGAATTGGAAAGTCAAGTAAAAACTGATTCTTTACTGCTTTTTAAAAAAAGTGAACAGATTGAGTTGTTGAAAGAAAGAGATGAGGCTAATCAAAAGATGATTAGGTTAGTAAAACCAAGGCTATGGGAACATAGATACCTTTGGTTTGTTGTAGGAATTTACTTAGGGAAGCTATTATGAAACCAGGTGTTTTAAAAGATGTAATAAAAAAAGAGTACTCTAAGTGTGCTAAAGACCCTATATACTTTTTAAAAAAGTATTGTGTGGTTCAGCACCCAATGAAAGGTAAAGTTCCTTTTCATCTTTATCCTTATCAAGAAAAGTCTCTTGCTACATTTGAAGAACATAGATTTAACATCATACTAAAAGCTCGTCAGTTAGGATTATCTACATTGACTGCTGGTTACTCTCTTTGGATGATGACATTTCATCAAGATAAAAACATATTAGTAATCGCAACTAAACAAGATACTGCTAAAAACTTAGTTACAAAGGTTAGGGTGATGCACGCTAACTTACCATCTTGGTTAAAACAAAAATGTACGGAAGATAATAAACTATCTCTACGATATAATAATGGTTCACAGATAAAAGCTGTTTCAAGTGGTGAAGATAGTGGTCGTTCAGAAGCTCTATCTCTACTGATACTTGATGAGGCTGCTTTCATTGATAAGATTGAACCGATATGGGCTGCTGCTTCACAGACACTATCTACTGGTGGACAGTGTATTGCACTATCTACACCAAATGGTATAGGTAATTGGTTTCATAAGACTTGGGTTGGTGCAGAAGATGGTAGTAATGATTGGAACTTCATTAAACTTCATTGGAATTTGCATCCTGAGAGGAATGATGAGTGGAGAGCTGAACAAGATAAACTATTAGGCCCATCATTAGCGGCTCAAGAATGTGATTGTGACTTCTTAACCTCTGGTCAGACTGTTATAGATGGTGTTATATTAGAAGAGTATAGAGAAAAACAGACTCAAGACCCTTTAGAAAAAAGAGGAGTTGATAGTAACCTTTGGATATGGCAACCACCTAACTATACAAAAGATTATGTATTGAGTGCTGATGTTAGTAGAGGAGATGGTTCGGATTACTCTGCATTTCATGTTATGGAAGTAGAGACTATGGAACAAGTAGCAGAATATAGAGGTAAGATATCAACAAAAGATTTTGGAAACCTATGTGTAAACACAGCAACAGAATATAACAACGCCTTGTTGGTAGTTGAGAACAACAACATAGGTTGGGCTACATTACAACAATGTATTGATAGAGGATATGAAAACCTTTTCTATACAAGTAAAGATTTAAAGTATGTAGATACAGAACATCAAATAAATAATAGATACAGAAACCAAGATAAGAATATGGTAGCTGGTTTTTCTATGACAATGAAGACAAGACCTTTGGTAATCGCTAAATTAGAGGAATATTTTAGAGAAAAGTCAGTAATTGTCCGTTCAAATCGATTAATAGATGAGTTGTTTGTATTTATATATAACAACAATAAAGCTGAAGCGATGCAGGGATACAACGATGATTTAGTGATGAGTTTTGCTTTGACTCTTTGGGTAAGAGATACCGCATTGAGATTACGAAATGAAGGGATAGAATTAACTAAAAGAACTTTGAGTGGTGTAACATCACAGATGATACCACAAAAACCAACTAATCAAACGAACTCTTGGGAAATGGAAACAGGACCCAATGGAGAAAAAGAATCGTTAGATTGGTTACTTAACTAAGAGGCATAAAAATGGCAGATAAAGATTTATTTTCAAGACTAAAAAGACTATTTTCTACAAATACAGTTGTTCGTAATATTGGTGGGAGAAAGTTAAAGATTGTAGACACAGGACAATTACAATCCAACGTACAAACTAATTTAGTTGATAGATATAGTAAGTTGTATTCTAATATGCAACAATATGGTTATAATGACCAACTATATCAACAGCAACTCCGTTTAGGTTTATTTAGAGACTACGAATCTATGGATAGTGATTCTATAATTGCTTCTGCTTTAGATATCTATTCTGATGAATCTACTATGAAAAATGAGTATGGTAAGGTATTAGATATTACAACGGATAATGACCAGATTCATGATATACTTCATAATCTATTTTATGATATCTTAAACATAGAGTTTAATCTATGGCCTTGGGTTCGTAACATGAACAAGTATGGAGATTTCTTTTTACAATTAGAAATTACTGAAAAATATGGTATTACAAACGTAACTCCTATGTCTGCTTATGATGTAGCTAGAATGGAAGGACACGAACCTGATAATCCACAAATGGTTCAGTTTATGCTAACACCACAAGGTGATAGTAGTAGACACTCAGCTAAACAGAAAGACCCAAAGACATTTGAGAACTATGAGGTAGCTCACTTCAGACTACTTTCAGATTCTAACTATGTACCTTATGGTCGTTCTATGTTAGAAGGTGGTAGAAAGGTTTGGAAACAATTAACTCTTATGGAAGATGCTATGTTGATACATCGTATTATGAGAGCACCAGAAAAAAGAGTATTTAAATTAGACATTGGTAATATACCACCAGCTGAAGTTGATAACTTTATGCAACAAACAATCAATAAGATGAAGAAAGCTCCTGTTATCGATGAGAAAACAGGTGATTACAATCTTCGTTATAATATCCAAAACCTCACAGAAGATTTCTTTTTACCTGTAAGGGGTGGGGATAGTGGAACTAACATCGAATCACTTAGTGGTTTAGACTATGATGCTGTTGACGATATTGAATATTTAAGAAACAGACTTATGGCTTCTCTGAGAGTTCCAAAGGCTTTCTTAGGATATGAAGAAGGATTGGGTTCTAAAGCTACGTTGGCTGCTGAAGATGTAAGGTTTGCTAGAACAATCGAAAGAATACAGAGAATTGTAGTTAGTGAGTTGACTAAGATTGCTGTAGTTCATCTGTATGCTCAAGGTTATCGTGACCAAGAGTTGGTAAACTTTGACTTAAAACTTACCAATCCATCTACTATATACGAGCAAGAAAAGCTTGAATTGTGGAATCAAAAAGCTTCTTTAGCAGACTCTATGATAAGAGATGGTTTGATGTCAACAGAATGGATTTACAAAAATGTGTTTGGCTTTAGTGACGAAGAAATGAAAGAGAACGATGACCAAATAATTTTTGATTACAAAAACAAGTTTAGAAGACAACAGATTGAAGCTGAGGGTAACGATCCTGCTAAAAGTGGTCAGTCACAAGGTACACCATCTGATTTAGCTATGGGTAGAACAGGTCATGAGTTAGAAGATGAGGGTGGTTCGGAAAAAGGTGGACAACCAGGTGCTGGAAAACCAAAGGAAGCTAACAAATATGGTAAGGATAGTGGAGCTAGAGGTAGAGATCCATTAGGAGCACATGATAAGAAGATGGCTCATGGTGCTGTAGCAACACATCACTATGAAAATCTGTTTAAACATTTAGGTAAAAACGCGAAGACACTACTTTCTGAGTCAAGTGAGTTGGAAAACGAATATAAATCAGAAGTATCTTCCCTTAATACTAAGAAAAATTAAGTTATCATATATTTATATATGAAGAATTATATAAACGATTGGAGTATAATATGAGTTCAAAGACAAAACACTCAAAGATCCGTAATACTGGTATCTTATTTGAGTTGTTGACAAGACAAATTACAGTTGATGTCCTTAATAATGATAAAAAAGGTTCAGCGGCTAATATATTAAAGGAGTTTTTCAATAATAAGACTCAATTAGGAAAAGAGTATGAATTGTATAGAGTTTTGACTGTAGAAAATTATACATCTGAAATAAAAGCTAATCATTTAGTAGATGCTGTAGTAAAGGCTCGTCAAAAACTAAATGGTTCTCAATTAAAAAGAGAAAAATACAATCTAATTAAAGAAATAAAGAAGACTTATAATATAAATGACTTCTTTATGGCTAGGATTCCAAATTATAAAGTAAATGCTTCAATATTTAAAGTCTTTGATTCTAATACTGATGGAAATCCAGCGTCTGAAGTAGATAGTAGGTTCACAATCGTAGAGCATGTAACAAGAAAACAGATTTCTAACAAAAAAGAAGACAAGAAACTTGTTGAGGGCTACAAAAAGCAAGAAAAAGACTTGAGATTACTTGCTTATGGTATATTAGTCGAAAAATTTAACAAAAAGTACAGTTCTTTAAGTAAATCACAGAAAAAACTACTTAAAGAGTACATAAATAACATTTCTAACACCAATTCTCTTAAAGAGTTCGTAGAAACTGAAACAATTAAGGTAAAATCTAAACTCCAATCGTTTTTACCTAAAGTTAGTGATAAAGTTACTAAGATTAAGCTTCAAGAAGCTATTAATCAAGCAGAAACTCTTATGAAGGGAAGAATTGTTGAAGATAAACAAGTAGTTACGCTAATGAGGTATTATCAATTAGTTAAGGAGCTTGAAAATGTCAAAAATAGATAAACTCAAAGAGATAATCAGAGAGTTAATCAAAAAGGAACTTGATGAGGCTTCTACTTCAGCTGCTACACCAGGTTACCAAACACCTTACGCATTTAGTGGTGGTAGAAGTAAAGATAAGAAGAAAAAGAAGAAGATAGCTACAAACTCTACTGGATACAGTAAGGTAAATGAGGGTAAGTATCACGATTATAGAAATGACGATACTTTATCACCAAAACAAAAAATTGGTCGTTCAATGAGAGAGATTAGAGATAGTCTTAACGAATTGAACAAGTTAGTAAAGATGAATGTTCGTCTTAAAAATGAATTAAAAGTTGATTCTAGGTCATATTGGAAAAATACACATAAGGCTTTAAATAAAATAAGTGAGAGGTTAGTAAAACTAGCAAACAAAGTTGGTCAATTACAGTAGCTTCGTTATGGCGTTTGAAGACAAAAAGAAATCCTATATGGATACTCTTTTTAG